AAGAGTACCGTAAGCATTTTGAAAAGGACCGTGCATTAATGCGCCGTTTCCAACGCATTACTGTTGACGAGCCTACCCAAGAAGTAACATTACAAATCCTTAAAGGAATTAAAAAGTATTACGAGCAATTCCATAATACAAAGATCAAGGATGATGCACTACTAACTGCAATTAAGCTAAGTGTAAAATATCAATCAGATAAAAAGTTGCCGGATAAAGCAATTGACTTGATTGATGTAGCATGTTCACGCTTTAATTTAAAACTAGCAGAAGATCGTGTTGTTTCTTCCGAAAGTATCCAATACGAACTTTCTAAAATGATTAACATGCCAGAAGAGCAGGTCGCAGAACAAGAAAGTGAAAATCTTGTTAATTTAGAGTCCAAGTTGTCTACAGAAATATACGGTCAGGATCTTGCTATTACAGAAATCGTCGATAAGATTATGGTTGCACAAGCTGGCCTTAAATCAGAAAACAAACCTGTCGGTAGTTTTGTGTTCATGGGACCGACTGGAACTGGTAAGACTGAAACTGCTAAATCTCTAGCTAAAAACTTAGGCGTTAAGTTACTACGTTTTGATATGAGTGAATATCAAGAGAAGCACAGTATCAGTAAGTTGATCGGTAGCCCTCCAGGTTATGTTGGCTTTGAAGAAGATGCCGGCCAATTAATTACACAGATTCAAGAAGCTCCTAATGCTGTATTATTGTTGGATGAAATTGAAAAAGCCCATCCGGATGTGATGACAGTATTGCTACAGTTAATGGATAACGGTTCTATTACAGGATCTAATGGTAAGAAAGCAGACTGCCGTAACATTATCCTTATCCTTACTACTAATGCCGGTGCAAGCGATGCTGAAAAGAACGCAATTGGTTTCGGCGGGCAGGAAAAAGAGTACAGCGACAAAGATTTGAAGAAGTTTTTAACTCCTGAATTCCGTAATCGTTTAGATGGCATTGTTACATTCAATAAACTTGGTAGAGATACTATGGTTAAGATTGTTAACAAGTTTATTGACCAAGTTAAAGAGCAAGTTAAGGACAAAGCAGTACGTATCAAAATCGATAAAGAAGCTGTTAATTGGCTTATCGATAAAGGATTTGATGCTAAAATGGGGGCTCGTCCATTACAACGTGTTATTGACAAGGAAATTAAACGTGACCTTGCTAAACTTATGTTGTTTGGAGAATTAAAGAAAGGCGGCTGGGTAACTATTACCATCGACGATGATAAAATTGCTCTTGCTGTAAAACCTAAAACTCCTAAATTACCGTTTGCGGCTTCCGAGTCAGCGAACATAAGTATTGTAGATGATATACAAGGAAACTAAAAGTCTTTTTTTAAAAAAATACCAGTATAAAGCTGTATTGGTATGCCCTGCCGCTGCCGGTTTCCGCGGCGGGGATTTTGAAACAGCACTTGCTGATTTAAAAAAATACGACTTGAACACTAGTTCAATATTTGGTTGGAAGAATAAAATCAAAACACCTGACGATTTACAATATAGTATATCGTTATGCGGAGATCTTAAAAATCTAAACAGTATTGAAACTAGAGTAGAAAGCCCATTTATCAGCGTATACACAAACAGTATAAAAGATATTAATTTACTAGAAAAGCGATATGCGGATCATGTAAAATATATCAGCAAACCTGCAAAACCAGGGCAGTTAGAAGAGGGTGTAATAATGATGCCCAAGATGGACTTTGAATTTAAAGTAACTCTTGCGGCAACTAAAACAGAGTATAGCGCATTTGTACAATGGGCCGAAACCAACAGCAAAGTTAAGATTACAAAAAGCTGTAAACGTGATTTAAGTAAGAGCCGAAGTTGGGGCGGTACACATTTTTATGTTACTGGTGCCAATAATCTGCTCATGGTAAAGATGCATTTAGGCGGGTGTATTGCTAAAATACAGCGCATAATCAAAGAATAATTTGCTAACCATATTACGATAAATACTCTAACACCCTTGTGTTAGGGTATTTTATTGATTAACGGGCTATTAATATGCGAATTAAAGATCTTTGTGAAAGTGCAGGCCAAGAGCTAGATAAGGATGTAAAACATCAGGATAAACACGGGCTAGGTTACGATTTAGCAGACGATTTGTTATTCTTCATGCATCACGATGATGATGCATATCGACGCCATACATATCCAAGCATTATGAAAGCCCGTGATCGCATGGCTGGAGACAAGCCTACAGATATGGCGTTATTCAGCGATGCTGTTAACGAAGTATATGAAAAGTATCGTAATAAATTCCACGATGTCAGAGCACTTCCAGAAAAACTAGACGAAGAAACCCTAGGTGAAATTTGTGCTCACATGCATGAACACGAAACTAAAAAGATCCAAGACGGTCATTACGAGGATTAATAGTGTTACTCCGTGAATTATTCCTTAAGGAAAATCAAGCAGGGCCGCATCCTACAACAGGTATAGCACTAGGCCGTGCTTTCAACCACCCGGAGCATTTTATTATATTCTACGGATTGTCTGGTATTAAGGAAGGCATACAGCATTTAGAAGATGCTGTTGGAGAAGACAAACAATTAAGGTTTAAATGGGACGGCAATCCTCAAATTTATTGGGGACGTGAAAAGAAGAACGGCCCATTAATTCTAGCAGGACATAACGGTTGGGCAAAAGGTGGTCGCGGTAATGGTACTACAATGGATGATTTTACTAGTCCTGCGGCTGTAGAGAATTTTATTCTTCATAAGAGTGGTGAAGGCGCCAAAGGAGAAGAAATAACTTCAGAGCGTCAACGATTTGCCAGCGAGTTTAGTAACCTATATCCTATTTTTGATGCGGCAACTCCTAAAGATTTTGTAGGATTTGTTTATGCCGATGCATTGTTCTTGCCTAGTACAAAACCAACAGCGCAGAATGGAATTTATACTATGCATCCTAACCCGCATAGTAAATCAGAATACCATGTAGATGCAAACGGTACAGGGCCGTTGAATTTAGGCAAACGTATTCCTCGAGCACAAGCAATGGTTGTAGCACATGGAACATTTAAAACATTTGGTGCGCCAGATAACGAGCAACTACCAGTAGACGATTTTAGCAAATTTGATAAAAGTCCCGGTTTAATTGTAGTAAGTCCAATATACAATAATGAAAAACCTGATGTGGACATGACTAGCATTAACCAAGTTAAAGAAGTAGGTGGTTATATTGACCAGCACGGAGATAACATTCAAAACTTTGTAACACATATTCCTACCGGCGATAGACAAGGATTCTTTTATAAATTTTTGAACCAACGTAATTCAGCAAACGACTTTGATACAATTACGCCACAAATGTTTTATAACTGGATGGCACAACCTAACAAAGATGGTAAACCGCAAGTTAGCCTTAATAAACAACAAGATATTAAAAATACAGATTTAAAATTCAATGCGTTAGCGCCTATGTTTCACTTGATGAAAATCATGCGTCATGCGCGACATGCTATCAATGATAGTGTAAATAGTAAACACAAGCCAGAATGTTGGGCAACTAATCCCGAAGGATTTGTACGGTATGCAGATCCAAAGAAATTCCAACACGGCCATGTTAAATTTCAAAATGCGGGGTGGAAAGATTGAGTCAAGTAGCAATTATATTCGGGCGTTTTAATCCGCCACATAAAGGACATAAAGTTGCATGGAAACGTGCGGCTACTATTCCACATTGGTTTGTAGGCACTAACGAGTCAACAGTTGGTCCTACTGATCCATTGCCGTTTAATATTAAAGAAAAAGCAATGTTGGCAATATATCCCGAACTCAAAGGACATTTGATCACACAGCAAAGTTGGTTTACCATGGCATCCGCTATATTTGAACGTTACGGCGATGTTGAATTAATTTGTGTAACAGATGAGGCATGGGTAGTTCCAGGTTTGCAAAAAGCCAACGGTAGAGAAGATCGTCACGGATACTATAAATTTTCTAACATTAGATTATTTCACAAGGATGTTGGAGCCGCAAAAGCAGACATGCGTAAAGGCAAAGCAAGCGATTTACGTGCTGCCGCATTAGCCGGCGATAGAGAAGCATTTACAAATGCCGCTGGCATATCGTCAGAAACTATGGTTGCCGGGCATCCATATTTTGATTTAGTAGTACATTATTTAAAACCATACGGTGCAAAAGCTGAAAAAGCAAATGCAAAGAAACTTGCGACCGCAGAACCAGTAAATACAGTAGAACCACAGGAACCAGTTATGAAACAAGGACCAGCAAAAACAGAAGTAGCAGAATCAATGCACCGACGTGATGCGTATCAACGCGATGAATATAGTGCTCACCAAGGCTTTGGCCGAGCGCACAAAGAGTGGGACGAAGGTAACACTGAGCCGCCAAATAATTTTGCTATTCATATTAACGGCAAGAAGTGGAAAGTATTACCAGGCCATGGAACTTACGCAGATGATCACCGTGAACAAAAACAACATCGTCAATTACAAGATATGTGTGCTAAGAAGACAGCTTCTACAGGTAAAAAATGGACTGTTCATCCCACTGGTGAACAAGCAACTGTTGAAAGTGTAGCAGAAAGTAAAACTGTAAAAGCAGAAGCTCCTAAACCTCGTAACTTTGTTGCCAAGAATGCCATTAATACAGGTGCAGGCGCACATAAAGACAAAAAGAAAGCTGCCAAACAAGGCGATGTTAAACACAAAAAACAATTGGAATTTGCAGAAGGACGATTAGGGTCTAGTTTAAATTCAATGTTTGAAGAAAAGTTTCGTGCTAAATTAAAAGAAGCTGTGCTACGTGCTGATACGGCAAGTTCAATGCCTAACTTACGTATCCATCCAGATTTAGATAACTCTAGTCCATATAAAGCATACCGATACGGTGTTGCTATGGCAAGCCAACCCCGTGGTCCTGCTGACGAAAAAGGCCCGTTTGGTCAAAAGATGATTACTATAGGTTACACAGAAGCAGATAATGAAATTATACGTGCAACTGATAAAAAAATGCATTCTAAAAGTCAAGCTATGTCAGATGGTAAAAGTAAAGAATTAGATGATACCCATACAATTAGCCCAATTGCAAAACCTAAACGTAACCAATACGGTGTATAATGAGACAATATAGAATTACCAGTGCAGATTTAAATCAAGACAGTCCCGACGACTGTTATATTGCGCCGAATGATCCTATACACGAAATGAAAGCAATAGCACACTTAGGTGGGCTAGGCGGTGATGCAAGATTACATAAATTACGTGCCGAACAAGGTAGTAACATAAGTGTTACTGGTAATGAAAAGGGCCGTATACAACGTGAAATGAACATACAACCAGGCACAGATG